TTCCCTATACTAACACCACTTTTGGGAAAGGGTAATGTGGTGTCCGCGGTGCGTCACGGCTTAGGCCGTGCGCTTAGCGGGAGTGCCAAGCGCTGTGGCGCCCTGGTCGGAAGGCCCCGGACCAGGCATCACGCGCTTAATTGTGCCATCCGCGAAGATGGCATACTCGTCGCCATTGGCGCTGGTGACGAGGGTGCCTTTGGTCGCACCCGTAGCGGCCACGAAGCCGCGCTCGACGTCAGTGATGTCCTGAGGCTCTGCAAAGCAGTAGCCCTCGGCATCGACGTCCATCGTCGTAGCGGCGGCCGCGGCGGCCGCCGCGGCCGGTCGGGCCCTCGAAGAGCGGTCCATGGCACCGACGGGGTCGCGCCGACTAGGAGCGGCGCAGTTGACGCCCATCTTGGCCGCGCGGGCCATCGACGACACGTGCGACGTCGGGATGCCGAAGGCCGCACTCATCATTGTGAGGTGGGACCGCGTGCTGAAAGCCTGCGGAACGGCGTCGAGGACCTCTTGGATGCGATCCATGTCGGTGGTCTCAAGGACGCCGTCCGACACGGTCGCGAACTGCGCTCCGAATGTTGGGTCGGCCAATTCGTAATGGCACACACACTCGACGAGCAAGGTGGTGCCCAGCGAAAGACTCGTGCCGTAGACGACGAGGGCGCCGTAGTCCACAGTGCCGCCCTGCGAATTGACCCACGCAGTGCCGGTTTGGTTCGAAAACGATGACGCCGTGATCATGTCTTCGATGCTGCGGAAAGCGAACGAGTCGGAGTCGACGGGCTTATAAATCGCCGTGATGCCGTCGGACGTGGGCGCAAAGACGGTGTTGGGCCGCTGGTCGACCTCGCCAAGCGTGTTGAAAATGCCCGACGTGCGGCCCCACATGCCGTCGGCGTCGTTGCCGACCGTGCCCGGATTCGACGTGCGTCCTTCAGCGGTGGTCGCGGAGCCGCTGTAAAGGTGGGCACCGCGGAGAAGTCCGGCGTTGTCGACGGTGCCGCCGGCGTGAGTGACCCGGAGGCCGGCCGCGATGAGGCGGCCAGAGGCGAACGTCTTGAACGCCGTGCCGGCGATTGGGTTGCCCAAGACTCCACCAACGATGCCATAACCCGCGGGCCAGCCGGCGTATGGCACGGGTCCAGGAAGGACAGCCGGGTTGCCCAAGATGCAGTACGGGTCGAATAGGCCGAACTGCGAATTGATGTTGATGATGCCGTTGACGGGCGAGAGCGTATTCGCCCATTGGAACCATGTGCCGAGGGCATAGGTCGGCTTGTTGATGTCAGTAGCCATGGCCAACGACGGCGTGATTGGGCTGAGCACGCCCGGGTACAGCGTGAAGGCTGAAGTGCCGACCGGGTTGTTCAACATCGTCGTCGTGGGGGCGTTCTGCATGTTGACCGTCATGAGTGCCTTGTGGTACACCGACGTCGTTGCGGTCGGCTTGCCGCCGACGACGTGGAGCCGCTCGGGCGGGCAGTCGAACGGGAACAAGAAGCACATGATGGCCCGCCGAGCAGGAGGGCGCAGCGCAGCGATGCGCCGCACGACCGAGGCTCCGATGGTGTTGTTGAGAGACAACGTCGAATTCGACCTAAAGGCGCCGGAGGGGCCGGCGGCGGAGTTGGCGCCCACGAGGCGCGCCTCAGCCTGGCGGCCGTTGCGGTTCGGCGCGCGCCCGTTGCTGCGCGCCTTGGCGGGCTTGGCGGCGGCTCGTTTGACCGGCTGCGTCGCCTTGGCCTTACCGCGTCCACGCGGTCCCGGGTTCGGCTCGATTCCCTCGGTGGTTAAATCGCGCCCAGGGGCTCGGGCCGTCGGGGCGGGTGGTCGAGCAGGCGCGGGGACGACGTCGATGGTGGGCGGGTGCGCTCCACGGCGCCAGTCATCGGCTACAATGTCGATGCTGGGCCGCGACGATCCGTGGCGCCAATCCGGTTGGGTAATTGTCTCACGGAAGCCACCAACGGGTCCGACGGGGACGTGGATGGCCTCGCCGTCGCGGCCGAACCAGCCGGTGGGGTGCGTAAACGCCGGGGCGACTTGGGCAATGGCGCCGGCCTCGGTGTCGGGAACCAGCCAGGCGGCGAGGCCCTCATCAACCGCGGCGGCCGCACGTCCAAGGAGCGGGACGAGCTCATCGGCCGAAAGTGCCAAGCCGGCGATGGAGGCCTTAATCTCCGCCGCTGTGTTGTAGGCGTAATGGGCATCGACGGCAGCGTCGAACTCCATGGCCGCCCATTTCCGATGCAGAGCTGCCACGGGCTCATAAATGGCGTCGGCGCCTTCGGTGGCGGTCGCGGCGTCGGCGAGGCCGGCCTCAGTGAGGCGCTCGGCCACGGTTGACACGGCAGCGGTTCGCTCAGCCGTGATGAAATTCTCCAAGCCGAACGCCCGCTTGTAGAACTCCTCCGCAGCTTCGAGGCTGCGATTGCCGTAGGAATGGAAGACGTGCTCCGCCAGGGCAGCGACCGTCATCGCGACGTTAACGGGGTCACTGTAGGCTTCACCCATGGGTTCGCGGTCGACATCGACGACGCCATCGATCTCGAGGACTCGCTCGACCGCGGGCCCCTCGACGTGGCCGGCGCTGATGGCGGCGATGATGCTGTCCAGGTCGTCGGTGGTGAGGCCGTAGCGCGCGCACCAGGCTGTCCGCGTCGACTCGTCAGGCTGGAGGACGAGACCCGACGGTTTCCAGTCGCTGACGTCGCGCGAGGCCTCAGCAACGCGGCGCTGGTCGGTCTGGCCAGCGCTGACGACGAGCATGCGCCGGCAGATAGCGCTGATGACAGGATCATGTCCGGCGAGGTTGATGAGCCCGAGAGCCGTGCCGCGTAGCGTGCTGCGCAACCGCTTCTCAGACGTCGCGTTAACGGCCTTCGTCCACGTCGTTTTGGCCAGGATGCGGCCGCACTTCGGCGTCCACACGAGGCCGCGGCTGGTTGGGCAAAACCACCCGGAGCAGAACTCGACGTTGTCGGCGCCAACCTGGCGAGCGTCCGGAATGAGGCCGTACCGCCGGAGCGACGACTCGTAGGCCGGGAAGTCGAGCTCGCCTTGGTACGCGACGACGCAATCGTCGCCAAGCACCATGACATGGACGCGGCTCGCTCCAGCCGAACGCGCAGCGGCAATGTTGACGGCGGCGTTGATGATGGAGTTGCCGACGCTCGTGTTGGCGTCACCGGACTTGCGCTTGCACCAAATGTTGTACGTGATGTTTCGCATGTACCCTTTGGTTGGCTTAGCGCGCGTCTGTCCACGGCGCGTGGCGAACTGAGATGCGACGAACGTCAGACCCGCCTCGTCCATGCCCATGCGCCGGTAGGCGTCCAGCTCGACCTGGAGCAAACCCTCGGACACGGTGCCGTCGAACTTGCTGAAGTCCGTCTCGACAAGGCGCCATGGCGCCGATGAGTGGGTGGCAATCCAGAACCCGAGCTGGTCGGCGCGCGCGCCACTGACGTAGAATGCCGCGTCGGCGTCGGGCACTGACTCGCAGTTCCAGACCGACTTGAGGTAGTCGGAGGCAG